ACGTGGTGGTGCTGGTGTAATTTGTGAAATAATAGTTTGCGAATCTAGGACTAATTTATTGTGTCCTAAATTTTGTGATGCTACAGCATCATTTTGAAATTGGTTTATGCCGCTCATTTTTTTACTTTATTAAAGATTAAATTTTATTTTTTTTAATGCTATACTTTCATATTTGACCTCTAACAGTCAACTATATCTTTAAGTTTATTTTGGTCTGTTTTCATTTTGCTATCAAACGGAAATTCAGTAACAACTCGTTTTATTTCTTGATTCATCCTTTTTACGTGCAAATCGAATTTATTACTTTTCAAAATGATACTTTCAAACTTATCTACTAACGGGTATAAAACGCCATTATAAGTTGCATTGTATCTATTATCTAAGTTTTCGTCAGATTTTGTTGATGTCAAAAAATAAACCGGTAAATCTTTAATTACGCATTCATGTATTAATGATTCGCCAAAACTGTATTTGTATCCTAATGGTATAACTATTGCCGGGTAAATTTGACTATTTGATACACCTTTCATTTGCATGTTATAGGCTATTTCTTCCCAACTACCCAAATAAACAGGTATAGGATTTGCATAACTTGTAATTACATGCTTTAATAGTTGTATCGGATTTGTCATATTCCAAAATAGTTAAGATAGTTTAACGTTTGCAATTCAATACCAGAATCAACAAATAAATCGCTATTCGATTCTATATAATAATTCATAGCTGTTAATTTCTCGGCTGCTGAATTAAAAGCCTCGATAGCTTGTGATTTGATGATGTCAATATCATTTCTATTTTCCCCGGAAACAACAGAACCAACAGATGTAGTTATGAATTGTATTTTTTGTGAAATATAAAAATAAAGCAAATCAACCAATATAGTTTTAATCCCAGGAACAGAAACATTTTTACCTTCATCGTTGGTAAAATAACCACCGTTATAAAAGACGGAATACGTTTCACCTTCTTCACTTGGCACGTTATCGTAAACCCATTTTTGTGCAAACATTCCAAAACATAATTCGATACATTTGGGTTCTTCACTAGCTATCAACTTGGTGATTATATCCGAAACGTTTTCATTTGTTCGTGAAATATAACGTGGGTGAACGAAATCGCTATTTAAAACTATATTGGTCATTATTTATCGTTTAAACGATGATTTGATATAAGTCAATTTACCTCCAGCAGCAGTACGAAATAATAGATTTTTCATTTTACTTTACTTTTTTAATGTTTTTTACTTTTTCTTCTGTTTTATTTTTTTCAATTTGATTTAAAGAAACAAATCCTTTTTGTTCCAATCTTTTAGCAATTGACTCGTGGAGGTCGAGTTCTGCACCGACCTCCCGTTTGTCAAATTGTTTTTTAATGTAACATTTCATTTACTATGGATTTATAGCATTAATAGCAGCTACTGAACTCGTTACATCTGACACGTAAACAAGTGCTTTTTTATCTTCGTCCTCAACTACTGATTGAACACGTGCGAAAAGAACTGATTTGTATGTGTCGGTTTCTACTCCATCACCAAATTGTCCAAATTTAAGGATGAAATTACGTTTAATCCAGAATTGAATAGCATTAGTATTACCTACTAACATTTCATTGTTAGTCAATACTTCTGTTTCGATCAATTTTAGATTTCCAGAAATAACGGTTTCGCCTGTTACAAGTTCTTTAACAATGTACTGACCGTCTTTATCTTTCATTCTACGAATTTTAAAAGCTAAAGCAGGTGACACCCAAACAGCATTTGCTGCGTAATGCGATAATTTAATTTGCGTAACACACGCATCTATTAAATCAGCTATGTTAGCATTATCAACGTCAGGAACTAAATCAGCATCGAACGCAGTGATACCATTGGTTTTGATACCATAAATGTGTTTTGGTTGTGTTGTGTCATTTCCATCACCATCCCACATTTTACCATCTGCAAAAATTAATGCGTTCTCTTGCATTTGCATAGCAAGTTGATTGGCAAATAATGGCAAATCTTCGAATGTTTCGGCTGAAATTGTCATCTTAGCAGCGACTTTGGCAAATTCCCTGTATTTTTCAACTGCTGTAGCTGTATCTGCTGTTGTAGCTGCGTTACCTTCGCCTGCATATCCGACATTTGATGTGTAGCTTGCTGGTATCCACATACATCTACTTTTCCCAGCACCCACAGATACTGTTTTAGCAAATGGAATAAATGCCATCGGGCGTAATGGTGCAAAACGTGGTGTAACTGGTGAAATGGTACGATTTACACCTCCTGTAAAATCTGTACTATCGACATCGGCTTTAAACTCCATCTCTTTATCAGATGATTTTAGGAATTTTTTAACATCTTCGATACATTTGATTCCTTTTGTTTCAAAGAAATCTAAAATTCCTTGTACTAATGATTTTCTTTCAGAATTTTGTTTTGTGTTCATTTTGCTTTCAAGTTCATTTTCTCGTGAAGCAAACGCATTTTCAAGTGATTCAATTTGTTTTTTGTACTCGTTACTTTCATTAGCAGCTTTTAACGATTTTATTTCGTTTTCTAAACTTGCTATTATTTCACTTTTTTGCTCCAATCCAACCACTTTATCGATAATTGAATTATACTGTGTTGCGGTCTCAAGGGCTTTACCTTCTAACCCTTCAAGATTAATTTTTTTCATTTTTAATAATTTAATTGTTATTTTTCAAATTCAAAGTCAAACACATCAATTATCTCTTTTGTCGGCTTTTCTCTTTTGAGTGAAATATCATCCGGCTCAATTGTTAAAAGTGATTTTAATCGTAATAATTTATTGTGTATATTTTCGTTTTTAGTTTCTTTTTCTATTTCAGAAATAATAGTATTGATATCTTGTATTGATTTTATATCAGTAATTCGACTTCTATCATTTCTTGCTATTGTTACAATAGATATCTCATATAATTTAACTTCTAAAACATTTCTGATGTAACTGTTATCTTTTTGTTTTTCGTAAGTAGCTTTTATTGTTTTAAATCCTATCGAAAACTCGCTATAAATACCCTCTTTGATTTTTATTTTTAGTTCATTTTCAGCATCTGAAACTCTAATTCTACAAAATAGCCCATTGTCATCTTCTTTTAATTCGATAATCTTACCTTTTGCATCATCTATATCATGATTTTTGCAAAATGCTATCCGTCCTTTCCTTTCAGCAATTGTTTTCTTAAAAGCCCCTTTAACAACGATGTCGCTGCACGGCATCCAATCCATTATATCAGGAATAAATGTCATTTGTTTTTCATCTTTGTTGCCAAAATTTGAAGCATAGCCTTCAATAAACATCTCATTTGATGTATCATTGAGATCTATTTGTTTTATTTCGAAATTCTTAAATTCAATTTGACTCATTGTAATATGTTTTAAAGTCTTTTGTTTCAGTTGTATATCCAAGTTCCGTTTTCATATCTCCCAAACTTATTGCACCTAATTTGTATAAATTAATTAACCTATCTGTTTTAATTTTTTCAACATCTTCTTTGCCTTTTAAATCATCTTGCAAACAACTTATATGTGAATAATCTAAAACAAAATAGTTGTCTTTTAAATTGAACTTATCGGTTAATATCTTTGCCCACTCGTTTGCGTACGGGATTATTATGTCGTTATAAAATTTCTTCTGAATATTTACTTGATTATTAAATGCTGTTTTATCATCAAAAATACCACGTGGAACATTTAATATATCGCAAATTATATTAAATTCATGTAATGCCGATTCATCTAATAAAAGATCTTTGATGTTAGATGTCATTGGCTGCCATACCATTGGAACGTCAGGAATAATTATTGTACTTTGTCCCGGCTTTAACCCATATAGCTGTTTGTACTTTTCGTATATCTTTTTTTTGTCTGTATCAAGAATCGGAATAACTCCACCAGCATCTTTATTATTAGGAGAAGGGCTTAGCATTCCCAATGCTCCACGATTACGTGTCAAAATCCCCCTAGATGATTGAATATACATCAAATTAGATACACTTTCCTTTATTGATGTGAAAACACTATCACATTGTATATTAGAGTCATATACTAAGTTGCTTACATCTTTGTGTATAATATATTCGCTGTCTATTCTTTCGACTGTAG